CCACATGGCCGTTCTCGTCGAGTTTCAGTTTCATAGCGGGTTATCCAACCTTATCGGTGAGCCATCCGGCCCGTTGCGCCGTTCCGCATCCGCAGATTTCGGCCATAAAAAAGGCCCATGCGGTTGCATGAGCCTGTGTTTTTCCAGCGTGAAGTTAGCCGGTGAGTTTTGTCTGAGTTTCGCCCGGACGTGGAGGTTGTGCCGAGATGCGGGCCTGTTCATCCGCCCAGTTCAGTTCTACATCGATCAGTCCACGGCGCTGCATCTCGTTAAAGAGCGTTTCGTTAGATAGCGCGTTGGCGACGTTCATATCCATCAGCAGGCTGGCTGAGGCTTCAGCAAGCGTTGCGGCCCCGAAGTCCCGGAAGATAGTGATGGTGCCGCCGTCTTTCTCCTTAATCCATTCGGCCGCATACTGTAGAGCGAGATTAGCAGCATCAGTCAGGTCACCCACAATGCGCTGTAACGCACAGGTTCCGGCTTCACTGTCGGCGACCGTCTGCGCAACCGTCTGTCGACCGGGTTTGACCACCAGTAATTCTGCGCCAATCTGACGCATCAGGTCTTCAAGGTCTCGCAGGTCAGTACGACCAGCTTCGATTGCTTTGCCTGTGTGCTCTACGTACTTTAAGTCTGCATTATCATCGTCGGATACAATCGCGTTTGCGGCACCAACAGTAATAGGGGCATCACCAGCTTGCGACCAAAGAGGATAGGCACGCGCGCGACATGTAAAATAGTCTGCTGATCGCTTCGTGACTGCCAGTGCTCGATATTGAGAAAAGCTAACTGTGCAAGAGGCGGGCGTGACTGCATGAAACCGCGCTTATCACCGTAAACAGGAACAAACGTGATTTTATCTAGGCTTGTTTCACCTTCATCATGCAACTGCCACTCCATCGCGCCAGATGCATTAGGCTTTTCCCGGTATGTACGCCACCGGCCGGGATTCAACACACGGACCTGCTCAATCTCCTTCACGACAAACTCATTTGCCGGATCGCGCTCGCTTACCACCTCGACAAAGCGGAGCATGGTAAAGGTTTCGCGCCCATCTATGCGTTTAGAGTCGAAATCCAGCAGGCTGTTTGCCGCGATTTTTGCAAAGTAAGGACGCAGACCGCGCCGCTTCTCTTCTGCTACTGATAAATTGCCTTCAGTTGGCGGGTGCTCTACCAGAATGCCGCAAATGCCGTTCGCCATTACCTCTTCGCAAATGTCAGCCAGGAAAGAATGCAGATTGGTACCTTGTTGATCGATATCCGGGAACATCTGTTGAATGCGCTGAGGTACTTTTTTCTCATCCCATGAAACCGGACGTGAGAATGGCTTGCCGCTTAATACTTCAACAGTGCGAGAGAATGCCGGGAACAGAGTGGCAGTAGCTAGGCGATTCTTATAAAAACCTTCGTCCTCATTGGGCCACTTTGGCAGGTATGTTTTACCCGCATCTCGCATGGCAGAAGTGCCGCCCAGCAGAGCGGCGATCATCGGCCAGCATCCGGCTATGGCCTCGATTTTTGCGGACCGCTTGCGAACGTCATTACTCATTTTGATTTCCGGTTAGGCTGAGAAAGGTCTGACGGTTACGCCCTTCGGCTGGAACAGTTCAGTAATAGCCCAGACCAGCGCATCAAGGCGGTCAGGCGATTTTTTGGCAGTGGCCGGCACGTACTCCATCAACTGGTTTTCCAGCGTGTAAAGATTTCCGCGATGCGCCACGCGGCCCTGCTCATAGAGCGCTGAAATCGGTTCGGCGCGGGCATACTTACCTTTGCTGGCGTGCACGCGGATAATGCGGCCTGTAAAACCCGCATTGCGTAGTGTATCTTCCGCCATGTCGCCACCCTGGTTAGTTTCGATGACGATTGCCTCGGCGCGGTGTTCGGTGTAGGCCCATATGGCTTTCTTGGCCCAGCCGTTAGGCGAGAATTTACCCGAATAATCGGCATCCGCAGAAAACAGCCGGTCATTACCCCTGCCGTAGGAACTGGCAACGACAATACCCGTTTCGTCACTGTCTTCGTTATTAACCGCCTGGGGGTCCACGGCAACAACAGTGCGTGTGGCTTCAATGGAAATTTGCAGCGCGTGTGCGCTGGCAATCATCGCCTCATTCCACAGCGCGCCTTCGGCGTTAAACCGTCGTGGCTTCTGCATGTACTGTGCTTCAGCCGTGCGTCTGTGTGAGAACAGCGCAACGCGATGCGATTCGTTATGCTTGAAAGGCCAGAGCCAGCCATCAGACAGGCCATGTTCAACCGGTATGGCATGCGTATTTTCGGGATAAAGCGCGCTGTATTCCTGACTGTTATCGATAATGACGGGGAGATTCAGGTGGTGCCACATCTCCCCGCTGCCGCCCCGCAGCAGATACCCGCTTAAGTCCTGATAATGGATGCGCTGCATAATCACGATCATCGGCGTTGTTTCAATCGCCAGTCGTGACTTTATGGTTTCGTTAAAACGGTTGTTCACGCCGTCACGGACAGTTTCGCTGTAGGCGTCGTCAGGCTTGACCGGGTCATCAATAATCAGCGCGCCCTGCCAGCCTGGCTCCATATGTCCGGCACGGAAGCCCGTGACCTGACCAGCAGCAGATGAAGCGTAGACACCGCCGCCGTATTCGTTCCACCACATCGCCTTACTGTCTGCGTCGTCGCGTAGCTCCATCGGCCACATGCTCTGATAAGCCTTCGACTTAATCATGCCGCGCGCAGTAGAGGAGTTGAGAAGCGCAAGGTTGTGCGAGTAGGAAAGATGCATAAAGCGAGCACGACTATTCAGTGCCAGTCCACGCCCCATCATGTTTATGGTCGCCAGTTCAGTTTTTGTGTACCCAGGCGGAACGTTGATAATCAGCCGGTTAATCTCTCCAGCAATGACGCGGTCAAGCGTCTGCTGTATGACTTTATGATGGGGCGCGACAATCATCTTGCCGCCAGTGCGTTGCTTGAAGAAATAGCGGGCGTAATACAGACCATCTTCTTCACACTCTAACCGGCGCGCATAGTTCTTCTGCTCAGCAGTCGTCATCCTCCAGCATCTCCCGCCGCGCAGCTTTGTATTCGTCTTTGGTCAGCGTAGCCGACTCAATTGGTCCGCCATCTTTACCGGTATGCTCAACCTTTTGCTTATTAGTGTAAGCATCACCGCATTCCTTGGCAGCCTGCTCAATAAGAGTGGCAGCCAGAGCCATGTTCCTCATGCTCTCGGCCTTAGTCATCATCCGGTCAAGTGTGCGCAGCCGGTATGCCTTGTTTGCAATCGGGATGTCGGAAATTTCAGTCTGGAATCGCGCACGGGTGCTATCAAACAAGTCGATCCACTTCTGGCTCAACTTTGCCGCCATGGCATTTCCGGGGCTGTACTGGGAAACCTGCTGGCGTGACACCTGGACGTTAAACTCAGCCTTTACAAGCTCAATGACTTTTGAGGGGGGTTCAAAGCAGGCTAAAGACTGAACGATGAAGGCTTTAACCTCTGTCGATAATGCTGCCACAGGTTACCTCCATGACAATCTGAATAAATGCTTACGCCAGTTTCATCATGCATGTTCCGCATGATCTGGCGATATTAATCTTCGACACTTCAGCGGGCTTGCTGGCAGCATCAACTAATTCCTGTACTTCATCACTTGCGCCATAGCGTCGAACTACACCAACAAATTCTTCCACATCGTGTCCACGCATGCACAGCTTGGGCAATCCCGAATCACGGTAGAATTTAGGTGCTCCAAATTCATCCCTGTCCTGAGCTATGTGATAAAGCTCATGCTCTACCAGCGCACAGAATTCGATGTCGCTGCAATGTGAGCAGAAATCACCAGCAAGCGTTATGATGAAGTCTGGTTTGCGCCCGAACCACTCATACATCTGCTGCTCCATTCTGGCTTTCTGCCATCCACCGGCGCGCATCATTACCTCTTCAGCCTGACCGAGCACGGTCCTCCCCTGCTTGGTGAATGCAGTTGCTGCCCAAAGGAATGCTATGTCAGCATCAATCAGATGAGAATGATCCGGGTTGTAAAGGCTTCCGTCACCATCAAGGATTTTTTCTGTCACCCACTCATGAATACCAGTGGCAGGTATGAGTTTGATGTAGGGGGAGAAGTCCTCAACGAATTTAGATGGAGGATAAGGCCTGCTTAGACTTTTTTCTTGGCTTGCCATATTCAATCCAATAAAAAACCGCCCGTAGGCGGCTTGACTGTTGTCATTTTTTTTCTAGCGATTCAGCTATTCGACGCAGATATTCGTTATTTTTGAACGATACCATGATGCTCTCGAAAAAAACTCTCGCAAATAAAGCCATTAGTATAAGTATCAAACCTACCCCATTGACGCCTTTTGTGAAGAAAGTAATCACAGCAGCAATCGCGAGTAACACGACTGTTACAAGGTAAAGAGCAGTGATAATTTTTGGCGTAATTAACTTATCGAATCCAAACATTAAATAATCATCCTGATTAAAAGAGGAATAATCTTAATATTTGTAATATTACCTTTCAACCTTTCATCACCTCGCGCGCTCGCAAATTTGCAGAGTAGCTGATAGGCCAGCGTCGCAACGATTCACAGCGTCGCTAACCGTTATCTCTTGTCGGAGAGATTCGTAAAGCTTTGCCGATTGTGCTTGTGATACAGATACCGGCTGTTAACATGAAAGGCACAATAAGAAATTGTTTTCCGCAAGTTCGGCCCTCATGGGGCCTTTTTTTTGAAGGCCGTTGCTGATGTTGCTCTGTCAGAAGACGAGAATCTTTATGGAGGTTGTCACTTCCTGAGGCTGTTCTTTACTTCGCTTACTACTTGCTGCTGAAGCCTGCACAGTTCACTACGGTGACGCCGCTCCTGGCGATACCAGAACCATATTCCTACCCATGTCATGATGAGCGCGCCAATGCACACTCCAGACAGGATGTTGTAAATCTGATATGGGCCCATTTAGCTTCCTGCTGGCTGTTGGAACATTGAGGGAGGAAATGAAGCTTATAATTTTTCTGTCAAAGGCACTCAGTGAATGCCTTTTGCAGAATTTTATAAATATTTCTTAGCCAGTGCGATCAGCTCATCTTTTGCAGCGTCACCCAGCTTTTCTACACCATCAACAACAAAGTTCATGGCGGCTTCGAAGTCCTGAACGCCATCTTTCACTTCGGTTGACGGAGTCACTACAGTTGAGACAGGAGTGGAAGTCGATGCTGGCGTGATTGCGTCAGACTGACCGGATACTACATCGCTTAATGGTTCGCTCACGGGGTTTTCCTTCTGGTGTTTAGTGATGAGCCATAGCCAGGCTCGTTTGATTAAGTTCATTTAGGCGCTCCACACAAACTGACCCAAAGGTCATTGTGATCGTTGATGGCCCGCACAGTACGAATATCCATGACATCTGCGTCTTTCCCGTGGGTGCGGATAACAGAGTCCTGGGTACAAAGGGAATCGACTGTTTTTACTGGCGCGTCAGTCACTGGAGTTGAATGGGGAGTCCCGCAGCTTGTTACGAGCAGCGGCGTCATCAAGAGCAGCATTCTTTTGTTTAACACTGTTTGCCTTCTCCGTGTTATCTGCCTGCTGTTTTGCCACTGCGGCAACTTCTTCTGTTTCGGTTTTTGCCGCCGCCACGTCAGCTTTAGCCTGCGTCTGTGTGGAGCCAATCTTCTTGCCGCCGAAATAACTCGCTATCAGTGCTGCAATAACAGCTGCTATGGCCGCTATCCAGTTCCAGCCACCGGCCAGCAATGAGGTGATAAATGTCATTGGTCACCCCGCATTGCATCGGCTTGTGCCTTCAGTTTCGGCTGGCGGATTAACTGAGCAAGAGCGGACATGATCATAAGCAGCCAGCTCAGGTAATGCATGGTCTCAGGGGAAAGCGCGCCTTTAATGTCTGGCGGCAGGCTGTTCCATGCATCAAGCAGGCTCTGCGGCGTGTCAGAGGCTACTGCGCCAATCGCTGCGCCGGCAGAGGCAAGCCATATCGACCAGGTGCGCCACAGGAGTCGTGCGTGCTGGACGAATTCCAGTGATGTGTATTTGCGGATAAGAAGCAGCGCAACAATAGCGAGAATGACTATAAGTGGCAGGATAATGAAAATCATATCAGCCCCTTGTAAATATCATAGTTACCATTGCGCATTACATCAGCGTGCCGGCGGGCGCGGTCAGGCGTTTGTCTGGCCCATGCACTGTTCAGCATCTCATTTGAGGCACTGATGAAATCACCATTGGAGATGAATATCAGCGTTTTTAAGAACAGCGCCAGCTTTGGCACGCCCATCTGATAGGCCATAGACTCCAAGATATCCAGACGCGCGGGATTACACTGCGCCATGGCGGCAACAATTGCAGGATACGTCTTCATTTCAGCAACCATTCCCTGGAGGATTAGCTGCTTCCAGATATCACCTGCAGCGCGTGGGACGGTAAATGTATAGTTCGCCAGGCTGGCTCCCTGCGGGCCAATCTTGATTCCACCGGCTACCGTTGGATAACCAAGTGTGTCCAGGTAGGGCTTTTCTTTGTAGCCCTCCTCGAAATTTAATATCTGGATAATCTCACTCATTTCTTATCGTCCTCTGCTACTACCTGCTTCACTTTGTCAGCGGTTTTATCCGCCGTCTGTTCGGGCAGTACGTTGAGCTTTTGCTGCAGGGCCGATACCTGACCGGACAGCGCATCGACTTTCTTATCGCGGCGGTTTGCTGCTTCACGATAGTCATGCCTTATTTCTTCTACGCGCTGGCTTGACTGCTCACTGACGTAGACAAAGATGATTGTCATTGCCACGCAAATCATACTCAGCGCCAGCATCAGAACCCCGAGGTAAATACCCCGCTTCTGGGCTGTCTGTTTAGTGTTTGTCATTATTCCCGTCTCCGAGCTTGCCGATCAGCCCGTTCACCTCAGTGCGGAATCGCTCGTCAAGATTCGCCCCTGACATAGCCAGCATCACGCGGAGAGCGTTTTTGATGACTTTGAGATCGGTTTCGAGTGCAGATATGCGAATAATGTTTTCATCGTGGCGGGCGCGTAGCTCATCGTTCTGTTCGCGAAGCAATGCATTATCCGATTTAAGCTGAGATACCTGGTCTTTATAGCCAGTGATAATCTCGCCTGTTGCGCGATTGCCAGTCACTATATTGGCGAGTCCAGACATAAGAGGACGCCAGAACAAAGCAACCGCACCACCACCGAAGATGATCGCACCGATACTGGTAATTAAGCTGTCATTCATACCTGACCTCGCGGCCAGAAGGTTTTAATTTCATTGGCCGTCTCCGGCGATCCCGGATGTGTCCGGCTTTGCACTGTGAAAAGAACGCCCGATACCACTTAGGGAAATCCATAGTTTGCAGTGATTGGTATGGGCGAAAACGAAAAAGGCACCGCCTAAGCAGTTACCTATAAGTTTTTCTGAAGTTTTGCCGATAAAGACTTTTCTACAACAAGGAGGATTTATGGCTAGCAATCATCATGTATATCGAGTTCAGAACTCAAAAGTTGCATCATTTAAAGTAGAGGCAGTACGTAAGCATCCGAAATTATCTATCCATGAGATTTCTACCGGATCTTGGGATGATATAAACACTTATATCAATAAATCAGTACACGTGTTTATTGCTGTTTCCGATCAAGCCACATTGGATCACTTCAATGCTGATATAAAATTGAACATATCGCTGAATTCCAATTACATAGAACTTAGCCAAAGAGAGTTTTACATTTAGCAACCCAACAAAAACGCCCTCGCAGTTGGTGAGACCGCAGGGCGTTTTGACTATCAAAAATTTGGAACGGATTTCTGCCTGGAAACAACCAGACGGAACTTTAACTGTTAGAAAGCATATCCCCAAGTTCGGGAAAAGTAAATAGCTCACGATAAAATATTAAGCTATTTCTGATTGCGCAATATAAACCCGCCGCAGCGGGATAGATTGAGGTGTATTGATAATCGAAATACCTATGCTACATCAACTCCGTGGATAAGGTGGCTCAGAGCCTTAACGCCTTCGGCGTTGTAGCGGAATGCTTCGACCTGCTTGTCTGAATACTTCGATTTATCCAGGAAATATTTTCCGTACTGCTCTGTCTTAAGGTTGTGCTTAGTTGATAGCCGGCCGATTTTATTAGCCGTCGCTCCACCACCAATCTGATCAGCAACTTCTTTGGCCGTATAGTAGTGCTGTTCCAGAATCGGTAGTGGCACTATCTCCTGCCCAATAAGGGGATTAACCAGAGTTGCCACTATTACCTGATTGGCTGCATCACCCAAGCGCGGGAACATCGACATCAGCTCGCGAGCTGAGGCGATATTCTTCTCCAGTGCCTGAGCCTTCAATTGCTCAGCCTTGGCGCGACGATATTCGGGGAGGCCCGATGATGGCTTTTCCTTGTTTACACTATAACTTCCGCTTTCCATCAAGGCAGGAAGGACTTCCTCGCACACCCAGTCCTGAACGCGCTCAGCCGATGGCAGGCTGCTCCGCATAATCAGGCGAAACATATCAGCCTGACCAGCAAGAATCACACCGCGAGGACGTGACCCAAAACCTGATTCCGACGATTCGCCCGAATTGAGATTAATCAATGACTTGCAGTGTTGTCTTAGTGCCTTGTGTGGATCTGCATACCCTAACGACCTTGCCAGTTCTACAGCAAGGAAAACAGGCTTTCCTTTGTGCTTAGCTGCATCAATGCTTACAACCTGCTCGTCACTTGACTTAAACTCAAAATGCTTGATAATTGAATCCATATGTTCTCCAAAGTTCATATACCAATTGATAACCAGCAGCTGAACCCTGCTGGTTTTTCTTTTTGCGCCATCCAATACGCCAATCAGTGAATCTCCTTACTACGTAATATATTGAACATCGGCATAGCGTTCATCACTACCCGGTTATTCATGTCCAGTTTCTCAGCTTCGCGTAGCAGCGCCTTGCGGCTCTCACCGGTGAAATAGCGCGTTTCGTGTGCCATGTCGTAAAGTGTGCCAGAGAAATCTGAACCTATCTGTTTCATTGCCGGGTGAAGTGCCTTGCTCATGCGCTGCGCCTTTTCCATCCACAACTGCGTGTAGCATAGGTGCACTATCTCTTCGTCGGTGAACTGCTTAACGATTGGTGCTGGCAACTCTTGCTTACCAATAAAATCACCCTCAATCACCTTACCCGCCAGATACTCAATTGCTTCAGATGTTTGCTTAGGTGACAATTCGTCAATGTGCTTTACGCCAAACTCTTTGTGAACCAGCTTGTAAACCGCCTGGTAGGTCATGCCGTACTTGCCCATTATGCGATTAACGATTCCGCGCAAAGGTGTGCGATCATCCACGGTGGTTTCAGCATTACGGATTGCCACCCCTTTGGTCCAGTAATCATGCAGAGCGGTAAAGCACTCTTCCTGATAGCGTACGAGGCGGTCTCGGATGTCATCGCGCACTTTTGCTGGATTGATACTGAACAGCCAACCGTTAAGTTTCTGGATTGGCATGCATAGCATTTTCTGGATACCTCCAAGCGAAGGTATGTTCATATGAGCATACCCATACTTATCCTGCTGACTGAGCAACTTACGCATTTGAGTTGACCAACTCATGCCAAGGTTTTCAACAATTGGTTTCATCGCTACATATGCAACACCCGCCGCCATCGCCGTGATAATTTGCTGGCCGTGAAAAGGCAGAGAAGTGGTGTTTACTGCTTCAATGATTGCTATACTATTCATGGTTGGTTTCCCGCCAGGTTACTGACATTAGAAGCCCGGTTAGTGTTAGTGCACTTCCGGGCTTCGCCTTTCTGGCTATACACGGATCTCACCCTTCTGTTCCATTTCATCCAAAAGCTGCAAACGATATAGAACTTCGCTGTGCAAGGTGCGGAAGCTCTTGTCTGCATTTTTGGCTATACGAGCTTTCATTTCAGGCGGGATGCGCAATTGCATCGGATTAACGGCTGTAACTTCTTTTTTGTTCATGACATACTCCTTTAAAGTGAATTCAATATCATCATACTTCATTGAAATGAACTTTCAAGAAGTTTTGAGTTGTGAAGAGTGTAAATGATGAAGTCTTATGAATTTAAGGATAGATTTTTTGAGCGAGTCGCTAAAGCTAGGGCTCTAAACTCAATGACCCAAGCTGAGTTAGCAAAGTTAGTTGGAATATCACAAAGGCAGGTCGCTGCCTATGAATCAGCTACTTCATGGCCGCGTGCGGGAACGCTTCAGAAATTGGCTCAAGCGCTCGGAACTACCCCAGAATGGCTAGCCAGCGGCGAGGGAGATGGAAAAGTCAAGGCCAGAATATCCCCGGCACTTGTAGCCAGAAGGGTTCCAGTCATGAAAATTGAAGATGTGGTAATGTTCATGTGCTGTAATTTTCGTGCCGATGAAATAACTACACAATTTCATGCAACTTCACTAAATGTTAGTGAGTTGGCCTTTGCGATTGAAATTGATGACCCAGCAATGGCCTACTCAGATCCTGATGGATACGGCTTCCCAAAAGGGTCTACCGTAATATTTGACCCAATGGAGAATGCGGAGCATTTAGACTTTGTTCTAATGGTTAACAAAGATAATCGTGTGATTTTTCGTCAACTTTTTGTGGGTTATGATCACGCATTACTTAACCCCATAGATTCTCGCTATCCACATGAAAATCTTGTTGGTAATGAAAACGACGATTTCAACCTTTTCCCCGCTATTTCAGTTGAAACAAATCTACCGGCGGCCCGCAGGTTAAAATAAATTGAAAGCCCACATCAGTGGGCGTTCGAGATTAAGCGGTGACCTTATTCAATGCGGTATTGGCCCATGACTCTTCAACCTCAAGCTTGACGATTAGGCTGTCATAAAACGGTTTGACGCTTTTCTTCCACGTATCCAGGCTGATCGATTCGGTAAAATCACAGATTGCATTATGGGCGTCTGTAGAGGGTATTCTCTCGAACCCTCTCCCACTGCATCGCTTGCAGTCACCAATGACCGGCACACCCTGCCGTTTGCTCTCCGCTTCCATCATCGCTTTACCCCTTCCCTTACAATCCCGGCAGGCTGATGACACCACGCACTTCCCTTTGCACTCAGGACAGAGGACGCGCTCAACATCCCTCACCTGATAAGCCGTATTTTCAGGCAGGGACTCAGCAAGGCGCTTAATCTCAGTGACCGCACCCGGCCTTTGTGTGCCAAAGCGTGATTTCATGGTGAATACTTCTGCGTCGATGAAGCCAGTGGCATTACAGCATTTACACGGCTTCTTGCTTGAAGCGCTCTGGCAGTAATCGAGAAATGCAAAACTTGCGAGCGTTTGCATTACCTGTCGCTTAATATCCTTATCGAGCTTGCGTAAGGCGGCCACCTTATCGCAGTTTTGAAGAGCGTAATCAGTTAACAGGGATACGGCGCGTGCGGCGTCGTTCTCACTTATCCCAACCTTTCCCATAAAAGCGCTGTAACCCATCTGTGCGCGTGACATTGCCATACCCATGCTGGCGATATAGTCCGTACCTGTGAGCGTATCAGGAGATGTCTGAGGAGCCATTCCGCTGAAGTTTTGCGTTTTCGCGTAGTGGTATTTAATAGTTGATTCCAGGCTCATCACCATACCTCCGATATGTTTACGTCTTTACCTGTGCGGCGGAATATTTCTTCTCGTTTCATCTGCGCAAAGTGCATGCACTCTCTGCAGGCGTCGAAATGGGCGTTTGGGTTTATGTCTGTGCTTTTGATGGATTTGGCGCTTCTTGTTGTGTATGTGCCGCAAGCGCACCTGACAACCCATCGGCCTTTTTCTTCAGCCATTAACCCCACAACCTTTAATCGGCCTTTTTGACGGCCAGTGAGATCAATGAAGCTGGGGCTGGTTGGTAGCTTGTGGCGAGGGATAATTTGAGGAGGGCCAACATACTCTGGAACCTGAATCTTGCTTGTCATCTCATAGTGGACACCTTTCGATACGACAAGCGCTGCAGTTCTGTTAATCGGTGAAAGCGCTGCTACTGACATGACTGCCTCCTCGCAATTTCAGTTCAATGCGTATCAATCGATAGTTAATCTCCGCCATGCCGCGCATTTTCATGATGCGAAGCCGTCGCCATTTGGCTTTTAGGTATTCGGTCATGGTTTGGCCTCCCTCCCAACACCGCCGCAGCGATCGCATATTTTCTTCGCAACATTGCCAGTCACAGTTGGCGATCCCCATTGAATGCATGAGTAATCAGGCAAAAGTTTTTCCCCGTTGCATTTGAAACATCTCTGAATGAGGCTGCTATGTAGCGATAATTTTCTTACAGGCTGCTTTTGGATAAATTGATTCATAATTAGGCTGCCTCTCTCTGCTTAACCAATGCCCGCAGAAGAGCCCTGTAATGCGCACGTATGCGATCCAGTTCATCACGGGTGTATCGGTGAGGGTTGTTGTCTGATTCGAGCGACTCGACGCGCTGAATGCCGATTTTTGCTATGAGGTTGATGCGGTAGGGCCCGATGTTGCCGGAGTGGTGGGTATTGCACGAACTGCACTGTGAGTGAACATTATCCTCGTTAAAACGTAACTGCGAAGCCGCCGCAGTCGTCCGAAAATGCCCGGCGTGGTAGCTGACCGCCGTTGTGCTCCCGCAGCTGATACAGACATCACCATCTCTCGCCCGGATGTAATCGTTAAAGGCCCGCTGGGTCATTGCTATCCAGTGGCTTAACGGCTTCACATCGGCTTTGCGTTTATTCCATGCGGCGCGCTCAGCTTTCTCACGCTGTATCTTCCGGCGTTCTGATTGCTGCGTGGCTAACTGGATGGCGCATTTAGGTGAGCAGGTGGTATGTAGGCTGTTGCGGGGGATAAACTTTTCAGGACAGATTTTGCATTTTTTCGGCTTCGGCTGTTTTAAGCCTTTAGCCATACGTCAGCTCCTTGAGTTGCTCATCTTCATGCTGGAAGTCGTCGCCATCTATAGGCATGAGATTTTTATGATCAAACGAAGCCCACCCGTTCTCCTTTAGGTGAGTATGCTTAATATCTCCTTCACATATCCATGAAGGAGTTTTTTCTCCATGAATAAGGGTTTTATTTGAAACCGGAGATTTAAACACTTCACGTGGTGATACCTTCATTAGCAAACGAACGCACTTTCCATTAGCTTGAGGGTTTTTCCTAAGCCCAAACACTAAGGCTAAACCTCCGACTTTTAACTCAGCCATTGTCTTCTCCTGATAAACGGTAATTGGGATCAAGCATCAGCGTTACCTCGCAGGCGGTGCAGCAATAAGCCTGTGAGTCTGCAAGGGTAGTACCGCAGAACGCGCAAGCAGTAGCAGATAGCGCGCCATCGCCAGTAGGCTGACTTGATTGGGTTGTGTCGCTCATGGTTCTCCCATTCGATATCGCATTCACACTGATTGCAGTTAGCGCCGTAGTGATATTTATCCTCTGAGGTGAGGATGATGTGGCAACGGCAGCAGCGGTCATTCATGCGGCGCGGTTCTTTTTCTTCTGAGTGACCTTTAACCATGCCGTCTCATTTTCTTCATCGGTTGACTGCTGAGCCTCCGGGCTGCTTACCATGTGAACAAACTGCTCAGCAGTACGGAACGTTGCCGAACATTTAAGGTTGGTGCACTGGCAATAGCGCTCTTTGATGTGATCGCAGAGATAGCGGCTGGATTTAGTATGGGTAGGGCTGGCGCAGAGAGGGCATTTCATGCTCATGACTGGATACCTTGTAATTGAATTTGCGGATGACTGATTGGAGCTGGTTATTTGCGTGATTTTCTCTTGGATACAGCGCGGGACCTGACCTTACTCAGGTGCTCAGGTGATTTGCGCAGGCCAAGCTGAATAGCCTTTGCCGCCAGCGTCACCGGATTTACCTTTAGCCTTGCACCTATCCACTTGTTTGAGTGGTGAGGGTAAAACTTAATGAGCCGGTCTATTTTGCTTTCATCCCAATGGGGCTTCATGCTGCACTCCCGAATCTGTTAGCCCACTCTGCCGCCTGCGATGATTCATCGCTGAACCTGACGCCGCGCTCGGCACCGAAGGCATGAATTAACGTGATTAAATCTCGCATCTCGCTGACGCGCATCTTGCTGGTTGACTGACCGAGCACGACGAAACCGCCGTTGATGCCCGGGATCGTCTCCTGCCCTTTCAGGCTGGCGCTGAAGATATGCTTCCACGATTCGCTGTCCAGCTTCTTGCCATACCAGACAACCTGACTTGAAACGTCATGCAGGCAGGCCCAAAGCATGCGGTTTTGCGCAAGGCTACGGGTATCTTCCTGGATAGTTACTTGCAAAGGTTTTTCGGTGTCGGTGGGGAGTTGCTGAATGGCGCTGATGCAGTTCTGTCGGATGCTGCTGTTACGCAACAGGTAGCGTTGTGTCTCCATGTTTTGCCTCAATCATCTTCTGCACCAACGCTAAAGCCTCATCAACGATGTGCTTCTGCTCTGGTGTAGGGTTGGTGTCGTGGATGGTGTCGATGAGTTCGTAGAGATTGCGGAGTGGGTCAGGTCGGAGTGGGATGACGTTGTTCACGGATTAATCCACAAGAATTTTAATTGCATTCACAATGTCCTCAATCGGGTCATCGCTGTCATTGATGAGTTCCCATACGGAATCATCTTCCTCAACCTCGTAGTATTGCTTAAGGGCATTAAATACATTTTCATAAGTTATTGCTGGATTCATACGTCCCCCTGCTTGCTTTTCAATGCTGCCTGCCAGCCTTCCCATGCGACATCAACGAGAATATTCGTGTAGTGTCCGTTACTAAAATGAGTCCTGTTATCGTATGCATACCTGGCAGGAATCAACGAGACAATCCACCTCTCAAACCTCTGCCGCTCCATCTCATCGCTGCTTGTCATTGTAAAATCTCCCATTCAAATTGCTGACCTTTGTTAAGCGTGATGATCAGAACATCATTTGAGTGAAAGGTGACGGCTTAGTATCGCCGGGCTCAAAGTAATAACACTCGTCATTGTGGTAAGTGATGTATCGAAGGCGGAAAATCTGACCGCCGATTTTAACGCGCTGACCGGGTTTGATTGCTTCACTGGCGGTTAGTTGGTTCATAAGTACCACCTTGTTCCGTAATAAACTGGCTTTCCAACTGCTAACCCGCTTTTGCGAATGAACGCTTCTGCCTGCCCCTTGCGCTTAAATGTTTTACCCAGCGCATCCCAGCCACCGTCATAGTTTTGCTGAGGGCTTGAGGTGTTCTTTTTCTTTGTTTCAATCCCGGTTAGTTGGCGCATGAGTCCTCCGGTGGTGATGGTAGTGGTTGCCAGTGGGTTACGAACGCAGAATCATAATATTTTCCGTTCATAGCCCAATCGCCGTGTGAAATGAAGCCGGTACGTGTTTCACCATCCCTGCAGAAAACTAGGCATCGAACTTCATTGCTATCTGGCATCTTCTCACTGCACTTAATCCATTCACTCATCCTAAAACCCTCCCCCTCTCTTTGGTTTAACCGGCTGCTGGCGTGAGTCCATCATGGCGATAGCTTCTGCTGCAAGTGACTGAATGTGATGGATGGTTTCTGCTGTGGCCGGTCGCTTTTTGGTGATGTCGATGATGCCGCGGATGAGATTGCTTATTTGCCTATCTGTTGAAGGCAGGATGATTAGCTGTGTTACCTGTGTCATGCGGCACCTCTTGAACGGTATGAATCCCACGTAAATGCCAGGGTACAGCCGCCACCATCGCTCATTCTGTCAATCACACGCTCGCCAATGAAGGCCGTTAACTCTTCGAGTGGAAGGTTGCTGATCAGGATGGTTGGCTTCATCTGCTCATAGCGGGTGTTAATTACTTCAAACAGGATCAGCTTCTCAGCCTCACTACCAAACTGGACGCCTACCTCATCGATGATAAGCAGGTCAGGATTGGTATAAGCACCGATAACCTCATACTCTGTCCGCTCAGCGTTCTTGCCCCAGGTCGATTTGAAAGCGCGGGCCACGCGAAGCGCAGTTGTGAACATAGCCGCCTGTTGGTGCTCGTAAATGACATGCTTTGCAATCGCCAGGGCAAGGTGATTCTTGCCGGTTCCAGGCTTACCACACATCACCAACCCACCGCCCTGCTTACGACGCTCAGGCCATTTTGATGCATAGGCTTTGCACAGCTTAAGGCAGCGGGCAGCATCAGGATTTACAGGCTGATAGTTGTCAAGAGAACTGCCTGCAAACCGCTCGGGTAGGTTCAGGTCACCCAACAACCGGTCAATGTCGCTTTTCTTACGCTGCTCAATCTGCTGGTCTTTTTCCCTTTGCAGCTTTACAAGCTTTTCCTCAAGACACGCTTTGCACTCACTGCGTGATGACATGCCTTTAACGCTGTTACCGAGTCGCATTGTCCTTACGCGCTGCTGAAACTTACCGTGACGATCGCAAACAGCGTCAACCATTTCGAGTACGGTGTTTTCGATTTCTTTGGCCGGGTTGTTTAGCTCCTGAAGTTGGCTCTGAACCTTGCTAATTCTTTCCTGATAGTCTCTGACAATCTGATCTTGATATCCCATGATTACTCCATTGCCCAATCAGGCATTTGGGTTGTGCCGTAGTTTTTAGCAGCGAAGTTTTCATTAACGGCACGGCGAACAGGCTGTGCAGGTCGGATGCCGGCCTGCTTGTTTTGATAGCTGAGTTTCTGACTTGCAGTGATAAACCAGTTCTTCGGCTTATCATGGGTGAACTCAATATCGAGCTTTTGCAGTTCGTAGTTCAGGTCGATGTTCGGATAGAGCAGCTTCCAGGCTTCGTAGTCCTTGTGATTTAACCGAACGATATTTCCTTCGAATGCATAGCGACCTGACATGGCATGAACCGTTGCCTGAACCTCCCCCTCGCAAGTCGCGTCAGCGGCTTGGGTGTTAAAAGAGGAATCAGGAATCAGGTTAAGGGAATCAGGAATCAGGTTAAGGGAATCAGCAGGATTTAAATTGTTCTCGTCTGATGCTTGCACCGTACTTGCACCGTGCTTTTCTGGTTCTTCTTTATTTTCAGTAATTTGAGTTGATTTATCCGATGATAATTCAGTATCAGCACTATTCTTTACTGGTGCTTCTTCCGGTTCAGGTTGTGCTTCGCATGGTTCAGGTATCTCACTGGGAGCTTCTTTGCAGTGAGGGTTCTGGTGCTTTTTCCAGTTCGAAATCTGGATGTAGGCATTGCCTTCTACTGAGTAGCGGTTAATAAACTGGCGATCATGAAGCTGTTTCAGACAGTCATCACAGTTCACGTTATCGAAGGGGAGAACGAGCGCCTTAATCTTCTTGGGGCGGTCATCCAGTCGGCCTTCTTTGTCTGCGATAGTCCAAAGACCGGCAAACAAAAGACGAGCAAGCGGAGAGCATTCGGCCAGTTCATCATTCGTGAAAAAGCCTGGTTTGATGTTTCTGGATCTGGCCATTTAAAATCTCCAAGGTTTTTTCGGCCCATAAGCTCCGGCAGCGTTTAGCTGATTCTCATGGTCCTGCATCAGTTTTGATGTGTTGGATAAAAGAGGTGTTGCTTGGGCGTTATGAAGGAGAAGTGAATATCCCCGACGATTGAGCTTGAGAACATTTTCAGCCGCCAATTCGACCATTCTCTTGATGGCAGCATACTTGCAACCAAATACGCTTATGTTCAAATCACAGAGAAGGCCTTCAAGTGACCAAGGCTCAGACTTTTCAAGGCAGATAACCTCATGCGTATCAGCTATAATTTCTAGGCTGGTTCCGCGCTCTATTAAGCCCTCACCTGAAAAAGCATCCTGAATAATCTCAAGGGAACAGTGAAAGAATTCTCTGTTTTGGCTGATTCGATAATCTTTAAGTAAATCATGTATAACCGCTTCGTGATGCTGCGGGTTATCCGAGTAGTAGGCTGTATGAACGTCAAAAGGGAAAGGTATCCCGGTCCCTTGAGAGATTTGGCTGGCCCTTATTTCCGGCTCATTCACTGTCATACCAATCTTGTATACGTCGGGCATATACTCATTCTTAAGTACGTAAACCCATCCAGCCAACCGCATACCCTCTGGCATAGGGAAGGTGTTCAGCGGATCAGCATTGACTGTAACTGGCTCGTCAATGCCTTTGCTGTTTACATATCCAGTAATTCCTGGCATAATTTTCTCCATCGGTCCTTAGAAATCGATAGTCATTTGAGAGTCCGTATCTGTTCGAGCAGGTGCGGACTTTTTCTTTGGCATAACAGCTTCAACAGCCTGCCTAGCCACTTCCCTGATTAAGCTTGTCTCCCAGACTTTCTCCAGAAGAACGAACGTCACAGCCATGTCGTGAATGTTCAAACGACTGACCTTTGAATCAGCCCAACCAGCCATTTTTGCAAAGTTGGTCTGGCCCATCGTGACGAGCCGTGACCGGAGTTCGCTTTCTACCTCACGAATCCTTTTGCTGTTATTTGCATGTTCCATATCTGATAATTTCCATGTGTTAGTAGTTACGTGACATTGCGGTGAGCAAGTCACTTGGGTTTTGCCCCACTGTCAGGCGGGAGCGGTTTCAGAGTTTTAAAGAGCGGTATTGCTTAAGCTGCTGTAGGTGGGAATAAGTCATCAATTCCCACTGACGCACCGTGTTTGTTGAATACGGCCAACAGTTCACGACACTGAGTTACGTTTAGGCTGCGACGGCCATTTTCATAATGACCGATTGCACCTTTGGTTAAACCAAGCTCGAGAGCTAACTCTCCCTGCGTCAGGCCCAGCTGCTTACGGATGTTGCGTAAGTTATTCATAGGGTCCTCCTTTAAAATCGAAGTATACATTTTGTATCTGAATGGCGCAAGAAAATATACGTATTGTGTCTCGATTAAAAGACTACGAATTGTATGATCAAGGAATGAATATGAAATGGTACGACCTTGCCAAATCCCGAATGAAGGATTTGGGCATTAACCAGGAAAAGCTAGCGGAACACCTTGGAATAACTAAAGGTGCGGTTAGCCATTGGCTCAATGCAAGACGAGAGCCGGGAATCCAGGACATAGCAAAGATACTCAGATATCTTGGTATGAAAGAGTTTCTGGTTAACGAAGATGGAACGATTTCTCCTTCACACGGTTCATTGCCCAATGTGAGTTTCAAGGAGCACTACACACCAGGGAGGAAGTATCCGGTGATAAGTAAGGTTCAGGCGGGAGCCTGGGCAGAGGCAACAGAGCCTTATGCATTGAAGGATGTCGATCTTTGGCTGGAGTCTGACGCCCATACTCAGGGTGCATCATTCTGGTTAGAAGTTGAAGGTGATTCAATGACATCCCCAATGGGCTTGAGCATACCAGAAGGCACCTTTGTTCTCTTCGACACTGGACGCGAAGCAGCTAATGGAAACTTGGTTATCGCTAAGCTAGTAGATGACAATGAGGCCACGTTCAAGAAGCTGATCATTGATGGGTCACAGAAGTACCTAAAAGGGCTGAATCCTCAATGGCCACTCATACCTATTGATGGCAACTGCAGAATAATTGGTGTGGCTATTGAGACAAAGTTACGGTTGCTTTAAGGCTCAGTGGCCGGAAGAGGCGTTTGGGTAAAGGTTTAGCGGCATTTGCCGATGATTTACACACAGCACGTACCTGGCATAGATTGGGGCGTTTTATAAATTCAGGGAAAAAGTGCTTTGGGCACCACCTAAAAGGTATATCTATCATATGGATAACTTGAATTTACTGCTTTCTGGGCAACAATTGGAATTAGAGATTTACCCTATCAAAGAGGCAGACATCGATGGGGTTCAGATGGGTGTAATGAATGATGGCTCGCCATTCCTTACACTTCGCGGATTAGCTAGGCTTTGTGGCGTAGATCATGCCCCCTTATTACGATTTACTTCCAACTGGCAGGAAGAAAGAAGCAAGCCTAGAGGTATGTTCGTTGACTCATTGCTGAAGAAGCAAGGACTATCTCTTCAGCGATTGTTCACCAAAACAGTGATACAAGGCGTAGAATCTAATGCCTTTCCTGACACCGTCTGCATGGCGATTCTTGAATACTACGCATTTGAAGCAAATCAAGCTGGTAGAGAGATAGCTTTAGATAATTTCAGAAAGCTTGCCGGCTCACAATTACGTAGATTCATATTTCTTAGCGTTGGCATTGATCCAGAAAACCCTCGCCGGGGTGCAATGGAGTGCTTTCACGAGCGCTTACTAATGAATGACCAAATACCATTCGGCTATTTTTCTGTTTTCAGAGAAATGGCTGATTTATCATTAAAAATGGTCAGGAATAATTTCAATTTTGGTCCAAGTGCAGTTCCAGACATCAGTGTAGGAAAGGTTTGGTCAACCTATTGGGATAAAAACGGATTTGATGAAAGATATGGACCCAGAACTAAACACCCTCATGTTTATCCTGATTGGTTTCCGCAACATCGAGCAGGGCCCGTAGATGCATGGATTTACCCAGATGATGCATTAGGTGAGTTTCGCAGATGGATGCAAACCGAATACATTGAAAACAGACTGGGCGCATACCTTGTTAAAAAGGCTAGCGATGGCGACCTCCCCATAGTTGATGCTGAGAAAATCGTAATTTCCGTAAAAAAACCTCAACTACCAAGCCCCAAACATTAACTAGATACATGCCCGGCCACCGAGCCGGGTTTTTATGTCTGCTTCATGCCCGCTCTGACCATCTCCGCCGCATCCCGGTAAACTCCCTTACCTATCGTGTTCGTTTCCATCTTCCTGTAGTGCTCCAGCCGTTCGATAATCTCAGCATCACTCACTGATTTACCCTCACCCCTGATTTCTATCACCACCCGGCCTATGGCGTATACAACCATGTGGAGCTGTTCTTCGTCGATTTTCATTTTGTCATCCGCAAATAACCCAACCAAAACCAATCTATCACCCAAGAACCAACCTTATAAAAAATAAATAACACTACTTTTCATGACATTACGTATACATGATGAAAATAGTATACATTTTGTATTGCGCATGATGAATACGTTTTGTATATTCATCCCATCAGCACGAAGCACAGCAACAAACGACAGGATGTCGGCGCTCTTTAACATTGATGGGAATGTTCCTCTCTTACAGGAGGAAACCAAAGTGCAGTTGGCTTTGGGATTGGATGAATGTGCAGTTGCTGCACTCAGATTACGTGCCTGTATCCCGATCTGGTTAAGACACGATTCTGGAAAGACGATGGACCACAGAACGCCAGTTTACTGGTGGCGGGCAACCGCACTGAGGAAGACGCTCCACGGTCTCAAACTCGTCATGAAAAGGTGGAAGCCCTAAGCCGGGTTCAGCTCCGGCCATCCAATCACCTAAGCCAATTACCGGAGGTACTTATGACAGTAGTCATCACTTATCTGGCAAAGGATAACGCCAAGGCGCGCTACAGAGCACGCAGAGCAGCTAAGCGTGAGCAGATGGAAGCAGATGCACGCCTCGCGCGAAAAATCGCCGTAGCGAGCACCGGATGCAGCCTGACAGTATCCCGCGCAATCAACTCCCCTTCTCTGCGTAGTAAGCATGAGAGTGGTTCAGCTTGTTTGCCAGAGGTTGCGCAGTTTGCAGCTGGCTATCGGAAATCTAAAGACATTGTGACAGCGAGGTAGAGATGAGCAATATCAAGTCTTACACAATCGATTACGACTGGAAGGCTGAATTAGTTGTCGAGATTGATCACGACATTGTTGGCGATAAAGAGCTACGCGAGATTAACGAGTTCTGGATGGGTCATGAGCGCCGTGAAGAAAACCATGGCCTGCTAGAAGCGGTTCTTATCATGCTTGCCAAGCACGTTATGCCAATGGTTTACGAGCTGGGATATAACACCCATGGCGCGGTTAGCCTGTTTGATTGGGATAGCGGTAACGGTCAAGAGGGCTGGCCCCCAATGGATGGCTCGCAGGGCATTAAAATAACGCACATCGAAGTTGATGGCGTGTTTGATGAAGATGATTTCACCGTGAAGGCTGCCTAACCCGCAGCCTTTTTTACTGGAGCACTCCCATGATATCCACTGAGAATTTTTGGCTAGGCTGGGCAGTCTTTGCGGTTATGGGAGTGTGTGTTTATGCGTTTGTTTAGGGGGTTGTATGAGTGAGTTTAAGGGCATTCAAGGTCCATGGGTTGCCGGAGGGTTTGATATTTATTCCGAAGATATGGATGCGCATATATGTATCGTTTCATCATTCATTGATGAAGAAACGGAGGAGGCTAATATCAACCTCATCGCCGCAGCACCTGAGCTTCTTGAATGCTGCCTACGCATTCAGGCTCAGTTCCGCCAGGCAGGTATTGAATCCAAGGCTGGTTCATTCAATCCGGTTGAAGATAACGCCGCTCAAATTGACGCAGCGATTATCAAGGCATTGGGCCAGTAACCACTACAGGAGATAGAGGATGGAGTGGATTAAGTGCAGTGAACGGATGCCTGAAAACGGGCAGCCTGTAATAGTTGTGTGTGCAGTAGGCAATACTGTTCAAAATAACGTTTACGACTGGGATGGTAAAACTTGGAGCGACTTCCGTAATGATTATGGTGAGTATGAACAACACGTATTCACACACTGGATGCCGATGCCAAAACCACCATCTGAGTAACACCGTAAAGCTGTCTGCTTAGACGGCTTTGAGGTGCTACGCACCAACGCCTTTAGAGGGGCTCAGACAGTAAGAAATAAGTACCCACCAGGGGCCGCAATGGCCCCTTTCTTTTACCTGAAGGATAACGAAATGAGCGAATCAACGGATTTGGTAGTCATTGAGAAGGCTAATGCCCTCACCGTTTTTAAGTCTGCCGACCAGATTGAAGAAATTCTTCAGAAGGTCGAGCGTGAAGTTATGTCCTTTGTGCCGGATGTCACCACGGCGAAGGGCAGAAAGGAGATCGCTTCACTGGCCTACCGCGTATCGCAGACGAAATCTTACCTAGATGGATTGGGTAAGGATTTGGTTGCCGAACTTAAAGAGGTGCCAAAGCTAATCGATGCCAACCGCAAGACAGTGCGTGACCGGCTGGACGTGTTGCGCGATAAGGCCCGTCAGCCAGTAACGGATTGGGAAGCGCAACAGGAACGCATTAAGGCTGAGGAAGAGGCGCGTGTTGCTGCTGAGAAGCTGGCGGCGCAAATCGAATCAGATCACGAAATAGCCATTCTCATGGATGAGAAGATTGATCGTGAGCGTGCGGAAGCGGCTGCAGAAGCAGAGCGCAAGCGTATTGCACACGAAGAAGAAATTCGTCGGCAGGCTGCTGAACAGGCCCGCATTGAAGCTGAACAAGCCGCACAGCGTGAACGTGATGCGGCAGCCAAACGTGAAGCCGACCTGCAGGCAGCAAAGGAAAAGGCTGAGGCTGATGCCAAAGCTGCACAGGAGCGCGCAGAGCGTGAGAAGCGCGAAGCGGCAGAACTGGCAGAGCGCCAGCGCATTGAAGCCGCGCAACGTGCAGAACGTGAAAAGCAGGAGGCTATCGAAGCAGAGCGCCGCAAGGCTGAAGCAGCGGAAGCCGCACGCAAAGCTGAGGAAAAGCGCATCGCTGATGAAGCAGCGGCGCGGGCAGCAAATGAAGCACATCGCAAGGCAATTGGCACAGCAGTGGTTAACGCACTAATAGCGCACGCTGGCCTGTCACGTGATGACGCAATCAAAACGCTTGTAGCACTGAAAGACGACCTCATTCCCCATACCAGTATCACCTACTAATTATCTAACACAGGATACCCACGATGAACTATGCCATCGCGGGCGGCACCATCGTGGGTGTCGCCTCATTAAACACGTCTCAACTTTCCCGCTTAACCGAACAGCTTCGCCGCATTGGTCGCTGGTTCGTTGACACCTTAAATCAACCAGGTAGGCCGTAATTATGAAAACCAACTTCTTTAAACGCGCTCAGGAGCTTTCCAGAGAGGCGCAACTTTACGGCGATAAGGTTAAGTGGGCTATGGCGATGAAACTGTTACGGAGGGCGTGCAAGTGAGCCTCGCAACCACAACTGAAGAAAGCCGCGTTAAACGTCGTGGCTACGTCATGGACGCGCTTTATCACCGCCGTAATGGTAACCGTAAGTCAATGCGTGCGTCGCTTGAACTGGCGTGGTGTGAGCGTTTGAACAGTAAGTATTTCCTCGGGCCATGCCCGTTTTGAGGTGATTAGTGGAAGTTAAACAGGTTTACAAGGCAATCAGCGCCGTAGCAGCTGAGTTAGCCGAAAAGGGAATTCAGAAAAACCGCCAGCAAGGCAGCCAGGTCAATTATGCCTTCCGTGGTATTGATGCGGTTTACAACGCATTAGCGCCAGCGTTGGTGAAGCACAAGCTATTAATTCTTCCTCGCTGCACAGAACGCACCTCATGTGAGCGCACAAGCAAAAACGGCGGTGCGCTGTTTTACATCACAGTGCGGGCTGAGTTCGACTTCGTCAGCACCGAAGATGGCAGTGTTCATACCGTCACAACTTACGGCGAAGCAATGGACAGCGGAGACAAGGCAACAAATAAAGCCATGTCTATCGCCTACAAGTACGCGGCATTCCAGGCGTTCTGTATTCCAACGGAAGAGACCGCGATTGATGCGGATTCGGAAGTGCATCAGGTAGCACCTCAACAGAAGCAGTCACCATCACCGGCTGCCGTTCTTAAGTCATTCACAGAAGCAGCACACTTAAAAACCAGCCTTCCTGAACTTAAGACGGCGTTTGCTAAGGCCTGGCAGATGCTCGACGGCCTTCCTGAGCAGGAAAAAGCAAAGGAAGTATACGAAATCAAAAAATCAGAGCTTGAAGGAGCTACCGCATAATGGCAATCAACACGATCACAATCTCTGGCAACGTCGGCAAGGATGCCTTGCTGCGCGTCACCCCGAATGGTAAGCACATTGCCACCTTCTCTCTACCAGCCAAATCAGGGTATGGCGACAACGAAAAAACATCCTGGCTGCAGTGCAAAATGTTCGGCGCTATGGCCGAAAAGCTGAGCATGGCAATCGTCAAAGGCGCAAAGGTCACAGTAACAGGCGCTTTTGTTACCGAAGAGTGGCAAAAGGATGACGGCACTAAAGTGCAGACCCCAACCATTCTGGTGAGTGATATCGATCTGCCGCCTAAACATACCGGCGGCCAACCTCAGCAACAACACGCACAACAACGACAGGACACCACCCAACAAGCGTACGACCCCGACATTCCTTTCTGACCAATAAATAAGGCTCGCCAAATGAACAGCACCGGAACACCGGCGGATTCTCTGCGCCCTGAAGACAGAGCAAAGCTCGACAGGCTCTATGCAATGACAGCGGATGTTATCAGGGAGTACGAAGAGAAGCGCAAGGTTAAGGTGCTGTTCAGCACCAGGGAAACACAGGAAGAACGTGATGCATGGATGCTTAAGTCGATGGAGCGCCAGATAGCGGAAAACAACGAGAACGCACGGAGAGCGGAATTACATCGCCAGAGCAACACGGATGACGCTAAGGCAGATCGCAATCACGTCTACCCGGAATGGGCTGAGCGCCGCTATCAGGGCGACTAACCGGACACACTACCATGCAAACACTTCACCGCAGGCAATGCCGCATACCGGCATATCGCCTCAACAGCTTCATGTTCCTCGTATTAGCCGATGAGCAAACAGCAATGGTTACCAACGTCAGGCACCTTGCCAATAAGGTGCTTTGTTACATCAACGATAAGCCAGAGTCATTCGATAACGATGAGCTTGTCGTGGTGTCTG